ATGGTACGAAAATCTCAGGTCAAAGATGGACGTTCGGCAGCAATGGAACCTTGGCTTATTTTTACTAGTATGGATGATTTTAAACCTCGTCAGGCTATGAAAATTTACAGCCGAAGAATGCAAATAGAGCAAAATTTTAGGGATGAAAAGAGTGAACGTTTTGGATTTGGTCTTAGAGCAAGTTATAGCCACGGTGCTGGTCGTTTATCAGTATTGAGTCTACTTGCTACACTGAGTTCAGTTGTACTTTGGCTGATTGGTTTTTATGCCGAAAATAAAGGAATACATCTTAATTATCAGGCAAATAGTATTAAATCAAGGCGAGTTATCTCTCATCTTACATTAGCGGAGAATGTATTACGGCATTCCCCGCTAATATTATTTGAAATCGTTCTTAATAACACACTCAAATATCTCGCCAAAATCTACCAAAACATGGTTTTGATTTATTAGCGCTAATTTGTGGGGATCCCTCAGCGCACTGGGCGAGGCTTAGAATTCGTAGTGAGTATAGTTACAAGTTCCCACTATTTGAAGATATTAAGCCATCTTTATGCAAAATGCAAATACTGTTGATGACATAAAACGGTTTATTTTGTCACCTTGCTAAACATAGCTTCCGCACTGCTTTCTTCGGCGTAACACTTACCTACCAGCTTTTCATAAAAGGGCTTCCAGTTGCGAGACCATGATGATTGAGTCAATGCAGGAGTAAGCGCCTTGATTGCCGCATAAGCCACTGATGATGGCACTCTGCTGTAACCCCGCCCTGAGCATCGAGGGCAGATTTTATCAACCGGTACGCCCTGTAATGCGGTCTTTTCCTCATCGACTACGACACCCCGCCCCTTGCAGCGACAACGACTTGACAGTACGCCTTTCCCGTGGCACTTCTGGCAAAGTTCACCCACCTGCTCTTTTTCAATCCACGGTGCAATAATCACTTCACCGTCCGCACGAATAATGCCGGGGTGTCTTTCCACTTCTTTCATGCCGTAGATAAGTCCTTTCCCGCGACATTCCGAACACTGACAAGTCGACGCGGCTGAACGGGCATAATCTTCAAACGCCATCTTCGATAAGATAACCAGACATGGCCCCAGTTTATTCCCCGCTGCCTTTGATATCAGCTTAGGGATGGTTCGCCTTGCATATCGGGTCAGTTCTTCTACGGTACTGAACTTGTCTTCTTCACTGACCTCATTCTTGGCGAAAAATGCCGCCATCCCGAACTTGGCTTGTGATCCCGCCATCCCCAAAGCCGCTGCGGTATCCATGCCTTTCATTCTGTCCGGTGCGGTACTGGTTGACGCATCACTGAACGTCGGTGTTTTCGGGTAAAAGTGTTTCAGGGCTGATTCGAGTTTCATACCGCACACCCCCCAGGGGTTACGCATGAAATTTTAGTCGGCTAAAATTGATTAAATAACAGTGCTTCCATATAACCGTTATCCCATCCCGCTGATTTTCTTCGCGCACTCAAACTCAATTTACTATTGATATCTCGTTTAACAATATTGAGTGCCATTTTACGTAATTGGGCAAATATTCTTGTGGCGACCCGCTCTCTCATCCGTGAATCATCTTCTCGGAAAGTGACATCCAGTACCCAGTGTAAACTATTTTCGATAGCCCAATGTTTTCGTATTGCACCTAACTGAAAGGCGGGAGAATCATGACAACTGCTTAAATAATAACGAAAGTCAGAAGTCACCGTGTCAGAATAGTGTTCTTGTCGTATCGTTTCTGTTACCAGAAGAGCTTGAATATCTGGCCAAGACCTTAAGTGTTTTGTTTCTGATGTCAGTGGCAGAACCCATCCGCGCCGTCTGACGGTACGTCCGTGGCCATCATCGAATTCATCATGGTCAGGTTTAAGGTAAGGTTTTTGGGTTATCTGTTGTTGTTGAAAATAGTTAACCGCTTCCGAAAAGGTTTTCCCCTGATTGCCTTTAAGCGACAAAATATAATCGGCTTCACTCTCGCGTAGTTGCTGAGCAATCGTGCGTTGGCAACCCATCGCATCCATCGTCACGAGATGGCCTTTCAATGAAAGCATCGATAATAATGCCGGAATGGCCTTAATTTCGTTTGATTTTCCGTCTACGGCACATTGACATAAGCTAAGCCCTTTCTCAACCGTGAATGCACTCACCATATGTAATGCGCTTTGGTCAATTTTCTTATCAAACGAATGACGTAAACTTTTACCATCAATCGCAATGATAGCCCGTTTTTCTGAAGAGAGGTCACGAGAAACCCATTGATAAAAATGATGTTCAAAGAGGCTCGGGTTTAATAAACTGAAACAGCGCCGGAAAGTATCATGTGACGGAATACCCCCTTTGAGCGGAAGAAATGAACTCAGCCAATCCTTTTTGAGTTGACCGTACTGTTCAATATCAGTCCAGGCGTTAGCCCCAGCAATGACAGCGCATACCGCGATCACTAAGATATCAATAAAACGGTGTTTGACCTTTCCCTGACAACGTGGGTCTGGAAAATCAGAAAAGACATCCACTAATTCTTTCATTAGCGTCCCTCTAAAAATGAAAGAATTATCCACTAAATATTTTCATGCGTAACCCCTGGCACACCCCCCCACCAGATTAAGAATAATTTTGTCGGTCAGCTCACGATCATGGAATCGCTCTTCGGACAAGGTGTGAAATTCCAACCGCATGCCCGTAAAGCCATTGATTTTCTGACGGTATAATTTACGTAATTTTCTCATAATGCCTCCAATGGCCTGCCAAAAAGAAAACTTTTACCCGTTTGATGTTGTCTCAAAACCCTTGTTTGTTGTCTCATGTTGTCTCAATTTAAAAACTAAAATAATTACAATTCATACAGTTAATAAAAATGAGACAACCGAGACAACTGAGACAACAGGTTTTAACCCTCACATGAGAAGATCAGGCTTCTTCGTCTGATTCAGGCACTAACACCATGATGTAAGCCCGTTGCTGAATGCCCCCCAGATGCTTAAGGCGGGGTGTCTTGCCCTGATAGCTCCTTCCACTGGCCGGCTTTTTGAGTATGTCGCTTTTCACTAACGTGTCTGCGAACATATCCACGTTAAAACCCCGGGCGATCTCCTGCTTGAAAGTGGCGGGTAAGGTATAGAAAATCATCGGATCATTATCATGAAGGCCTTTCTTTTCCCGGTATCCGGCTAGATCCCGAATCGGTAAGTCCCGCTCATCATAGGGCAGAGGGGCATAGCGGCTCATGCCATGGGCGTTAAGAAAGGAAACGGCCTGCTCGACAATCTGTTCAAATTCTTTATTGCCAGTCCCAAACTCCGCCACCCAGACATTAAAGATATATTGCAACACATCGCGGCAATCCTGCGCTTTCCAGCCCGTAATGACCCGCCCCAACATTAAAGCCGCCTCCAGTACGGCAAAGCGGTCGCTGACCCTTTGTACCTGCTCACCATAACTTTCCGGTATCAACTTGCCCCACCGTGATTGCGCCTCAATATAAGCCTGTCTGGCTTCCTCATGGTGTGACGATAGATAACCGATCCATTCCCGCCCTGCCGCACCATAATGTTCACGACAGCCGCGCTTTAAAGCATCCGCATGCGCCTTACCATTTTCTGAACCGTGCAAGGTTTTCGCCCTTTCCATCGGAATATTCAGCAATCTGACTAATTGCCCGGCATTAATTTTAATCCCGGCTTCCATCAAGAACGTGGGGATATCTTTCTCACCGGTACTGATCGCCACGGTTCGCCAGCTTGCCAAAGGACGGTTACCGCCTTCTTTTGCCCCCTGTATTTTCCCCTTACCGTTAAACAGGGTATAAGCTGAGGTGTGGACATGTTTAGGGTTTGCGCCCTGTCCGACTTCATCCAGTGATAACAACCCGTCATTGTGTGCCAAGGCTTCGTTAGCAATACCCAGCGCAGTGCCATACCACGTCAGCCGTTGCTCATCCGGCTTACCGTATAGGCTGGTGGCAATATCTGCTGTCGTGGTTTTCCCGGCGGTCGATTGCGCATACAGATGGACACCAAACCCGTCCGCCCCCACAATCCCTATCATCGGGGCCGCTAACGCCGTCGCAATACCCAGCATCATAAAGGGGTTATTATTCGCCAGCCGTGCCACCTGTTCACGCCAGCTTTCCGTTGTGCCTGAAACCGTGTAAGCATGGGCGGCAGCGCTTCCCCCGTTAAACAAAACAGGCTGCTGAGGTACACCAATCACTGAACCATCCGGCATGATATAGGCCCCTTTATGCCAGCCTGATTTTGCCGTCATACTCCAGATTTCCTTTGTGTGACTTCGTATCAGCCAGTCAGCCAGGATCGCCCTGAGATTATTTTTTGTTGTGACTTGCACGCCCCCCGCCTTGAGTATTCGCCAGCCTTCGCGTTCTCCAATGTCGGCCGACGCCACCCCTTTAATAACCGGGTCTTTACTGCCCTTCGCTTTCCAGCGGACTATCAGATATTGCTCATCATTTTCATCAATGCCCGTGCCGATCACGTCAATCGGTGAACAGAGCCACTGTTCAGGTTTGATGATTTCCCCGGTTTCTTTGTCTAATTTCGGGGTCACGTAAAAAACCCCGGTGTTACGCACATCAATAAACGGTATCAGGGGATCACGTTCTTTCTCACGGTGTTCATCTAAATTAATCACCACTGACATTGGTTCTTTCTCCCCCACCTGATACAACCCATTACTGAATGCCTGCTTTGCTGCCTCAATACCATGACGCTGGCGATAATCGTCCCAGTCGGCTTTCTCTTCCGTGGGCGGCAATGTGACCCAACCCCTGACAGATTTAGCCGCTTTTTCTGCTGAAACTTTCCCCACATTCTTATGACCGGACTTCATATCGTTGTCAGCAGCAAGAATGATTTTCGCATCTGGCCACCGTTCCCTGACTTGTTCTGCAACAGCGAATAGATTCCCTTCATCAATCGCAGCCAGTACCACGCCATCATGTAACTGGCTGACCGTTAACGCGGTTGCATACCCCTCGGCAATGATGATCGTGTCCGGCGTTCCGGTTATCCCGGATAAGGGGATAAAACTGCCCTTTTTCTGTGAGCCTGAGACAAGGCGCTTTTCACCGTTCGGCTTGATCGTCTGGGCACCTGTCACGATTCCGTCCAACGCTTGCATGACCAGCAACAAAGAACCGTCTTTCAATAGCCGCTGATGGGGGCATTGCAGCCCCTTGTTAGTCAGATAGTCGGATTGCCCGACTGTGGTTTGAGCCACCAGCTTTTTAATTCTTTCGGCTATCGGGGGAGCCTCCGATTTGGGAGCCTCCTTTCTGGCTGGCTTGGGTTCTGGCAAAGGTAACACCAGTGCATCAGCAACGACTTTAGCCGCCTCAATAATCGTGATCCCCTTGGCTCTTACCAACAAATCCAATCCATCACCGTGGTTCGGTTCATCGCACTGGCGACAATGCCAGTCACCGTGACCGTGATCGTCCATGAAGTGAAAACGGTCAGTGCCGCCGCAGAGGGGGCAAGCGCCATGCTTACCCTTCGCCGGAACATCCACCCCACAAGCAGCCAGCACCCCTTGCCAGTGATCCTTCGCCGCCATTTTCACTGAACGGATATCAATATGATTTACCATTTGGGGAATCCCTCACGGTGATGGATTTCAAAATCCGCATACTGTGCGGTGTCATTCAGCGCTTCGGCAATCCTCGGCAAATACATCAGGGCTTCACCGATACGGCGCAAATCGTCCCTTGCCTGACAATCTGCATAGTTTTCATTATCGGCAGACCAGAAAGCCAGTTCCCCCATCGCTGACATTGCCGCCATCACTGCGCTATGTGCTCCATCTGAATGCTTACGCAGATCTTTAATTTCCTCAGTGCTCATCGCGTTAAAGTTGTTGCGTACTAAGTGGTTATAGATATCAGACATAATCAGGCTCTCCCTGCGTAGGTGTATTCTTTAGTGAAACGGCTTACTGGCATGATGCACGGGGTGTGATAACCCTCACGGACAAACGTCACGCGGTTAAAGGCTACCGACAACACCTGAACGGTTTCCCCGTTCTGATGGGTGTAATAGTCATGAGGGGCAGGATTAGGCATGGTTCACCCCCTGAACGGTAGACATATCGCTACAGTGGGAAGTGTTATCAATAGCTTCCTCACCTGCGATTACTTCAATCAGAAATACAGCAATATCGCCGGATAGCTTCGCCATCAGTGAAGACATAACGGATATTTCACTGCCCTGTATTTGATGAGGGTATGACTCAATAAGCTGATTAATAAATTCGAGTTGCTGCGCCTTTTCAGCGGCTTGATGAATAGTGATAGGCTTGCTCATGCGGACACCCCCTGACGGGAAACAAATACCAGAGAGGATTTGCCTGCCAGTAAACGGGCTTCACCTTCACAGTCCGCCAACACGGTGATAAGGCGTACAGGGTGAATATCCACCAGACGTTGAGTGCCTGATGCAATTAGGAATGTAAATTTAAGGCGAGTTTGGTTATGCTGTTGTATAGCCATAATCGTTACTCCATATAACGGTTGTTGGTTAGAAGCCTCGTCAGTGTGTCCGCACTTCGGGGCTTCGTTGTTTTCACACCATATACAAGCCTTGGTGTAAGACACATGATAATAACAAGGTGTCTTACATGTCAATCTTTTAAATTGTAATTTTTTTGTGTATACTGTCTTACACCAATTGACATGAGGTGTAGAAATGGCAACAGGCTCAAAAAATGCAAAATCCCAATCGGTAACGGTACGAGTACTACACGAACTGATTGATGGAATGGAGCAAACAAAGGAACAAAGTGAAAGCACAGGGCAATTTATCTCTGTCGCAATGCGAGCGGAAATCAAACGCCGACAACGCAAAACCAAAGCATCATCTGAACAGTAACTAACCGAGTGAACATTATTCACATGGTTATCTGAGTAATAACTAACCAAGTCAATATTATTGCCTTGGTTCACTCCCCCTCTTAAAGATGGTAAGTTGATTGAGCAATAACTAACCAACCCGATGTTATCGGGGAGCCTAACTAACCCTCTTAAAGATGGTAAGTTGATTGAACAATAACTAACCACACCTCTTAAAGAGGTGTGCCTAACCAAATCTCTTAAAGATATGAGGTTCTTAAGCTCTTGTAATTCTTCGTAAAGCAAATCTGATTTACGCCAAAGGGTAGCATTCGCCGTGCTATCCTTTTCTTTTTGTGCTCCACTCAATGAGGATCGCAAATTAACCGCGTCGCTAAATGATACGCGCATATTATGACCAGACTGCAAATATGCCGTCTGATTATATATCAATGGGTTAGGTAACTGACCCAAAGTTATTGGGGCAGCCAAAGTGAGGACTTCAACAGTAGGACTCCTTAACCTCAAGGAGTCCCTATAGTTAATAATTCCCATCACAGCACCTCTCGCAACTCTATTCCTTTCGCTGTGTAACCCTGAACCCGAACACCCTCGACACGGTGGCGCTTCTTCGTTAGAAAACGGATGTGATCGGCATAGACATAGAGCCACTGACCATGTACAACAACCCGATTGAAGGCTCTACCTGGTCGTTTTGCATACGGGCCAAATGGGGTTAACTTATTGTTTTTTAATGTTGTTTTTTGTGCTCAAGGGGGTGCTTTTATCTTCGTGCGTGATAAACCCAGAAGTCTTGAAGGCTGCCTGTGATTTTCCTAGTTCTAACCTTGATATAACCTAGCCGCTTCATGAGTCGGCTAAATTCTGCATTGTCCTTAATCATCCGTGCGATATACACCAATGGCTCACGTATCCAGCCTTTAGCCTGATAGCACTTCGCCAATTCATGATGCTTATTGAGAATGGTGTACTTATCTGGCTGGTTTGGATTGCGGTATAAAATCCAGTTATCCACGGCCTGTTTCCGTTGCTTCTGGTCAATCAGTAACGCGAACGTCGCTAAAGGCGCACCATTTTTACGTGAGTTATATTCAGAACTGATTGAAGTAATGATATTCAAGGCGTAGCTATCGATATCCTTGAGCTGGACAAATCCATAACAGCTACCATTATTCAATGAGTTAACTGAGCACACCTCTGAATGATATTCATAGGATTGTTTGTCTTTCCCTGTCAGCCTCGTGTCCTTATCCGCATCGTGAACCGATATACCAGAATTAAGCCAAACAAGCCCCTGTCCGTTATGGCGTAAACCCAAGTCAGTGAGTGTGCAAATACCCTTGTTAATTACCGTCCAGTTACCCGAAATAACCGCCTTACGGATAATTGAAATATCGCTCTGGCTAAATTTAGAGTGAATTTGATCGCTGCCAATCAAGGCAGTAATTTTTTCCATGATGTTATTCCTTAATTAGCGGATTTACGACCGCACGGAGTATTAACATTATTCACAGCCGGAGGATTGCGAACCCAGCAAAGTAAGTCACTGAGCAACCAAGCGCATGAATTACGGCCAAGAGGCTTACGGGCAGGGAAGCGGCCTTCATTCTCAAGTAGCCATGCGGTAGAGCGGGAAATAGACGTAATGCGCTGACGTTCCTTTTCACGCACAAGGCGATCATAAGGTTCAGCATATTCGGCAAGAACAACACGGCGCTGTTCTGGGGTAGGATTGAAGTGATTAATAGTCATATTGCTCTCTACTGTTTTTATGCGGTAGAGAGCATTCTGGTTAAATCAAAACTACAATTCCGTTTAGTAGAAAAAATTTATTTTAATCTACGTAAACTAAATTTAGTTCCCAGACCATTTTTCCGGGTCAAACACTTTGCTTAATAACCGCTCAATACTATCAACCTCTAGTGGAGGTTTGCCTGTATCAGGCCAAAAACTAATGGCAGAAATGTCTATTTGCTTGGCCCAATCAACATAAGTTTTACATTTTTCAGGATGTTCTTTTTGTATATACATAGCAGCCATAAGTATTTGCTCTCTTTTGGCTGCAAAACGCTCTACATTCCCATGTTTAGGTTTATCTTCAAATTTATGTTGAGTTACAACATTATTCGATTTGCCGCTAATTAAACGCTCTAACTCAAAGTTAGTAACATATAAATTATTTATTGATACAGGATAATTCAACCCTGAAATACCAGTAGGAGTGTATTTTATACCATCCCCACCAGACCTAGATGTAATATCGTATATTGAAAAATCTTTTGCCCTTGGTAATTTCAGAGTTTTTTCATAAAAAACACCACCGTTAATTAAAGCTTGCTCAGAAAAAGAAAATAATTCACTGGATACGGCAAACAGCCCTTTTATTTCAACGGGAATATGAATTAAATCCTTCGGTTCCCCGATATATATTATTTGCTCTTCAAAAACAGTAATATCCGTTTCGTAAGCAACTTCAAGATAAGATAACTCCGGGTATCCAGTATAATCAGGCTCAGTCAATGCCTTTCGAGCTTTTTCATAATCATAACGCGAAAATATTCTAATATCATCGGTGGCGATGGAATCAGGATCAAAATATCTTTGCCAATTGATTTTAACACATAGTTCAAGCTCACCAATGGCCGCAAAGTGAATCAAGTCCTCAATATCACAAGCAACACCAATTTCTCTCTCTACTTTATTTAGCGGAAAATATTTCCTTTCAGGAAGGCTAATAACCTTTTTCGTTGACATATCGTCACCCTTAACGCCCCTATATTAAAGTTTAGCGAGACAGGCGGGTAGGGTTTCCTGCTTTTCACCCCGTCGGGCTAGTCTCGCCGTGTTAGTTTATGCACTTTTACTGCCGATTAAAACCACATTTTCATAATTACCCGCCAATATATCCAATCGCTCACACCACTTGTTTAAAGCGTCTAGCTTCGCTGGTAGGTATTGACTCTTATTGTATATAGCCATAATGCCCGGCAAAGCATGGCCTAGAAGTTGTTCGACCACATGTGGAGCTATACCCATGTCATTCATCTTAGTGGCTAAAGTTCGCCTTAAATCGTGTAACGTCCATTTCTCTACATTCCCTAACCTTCTCCATGTATTTCGTCCATACTGTGATACTGATACATTTTTTTTCAACTCCCCCAGCAAATAACCGCTTTTATGATTTTGATAGATTAATTTTTCCAAAAATGGTTTTAGACTTTCAGGAATTGGGCGGGTAATCCTTTCGCCTGACTTACTATTTTCTTTTGGGACAGTCCACAGCATAGAATCAAAATCCCACTCTGGTAATTTCGATAATCTAACCTCTTGTGAGCGACAACCAAATACAATTAAAATTCTCAATAAATTACTATAATACGGTAAGTAAATATCTGTATTTAAAGATTTCCATAATTGACCCAATTCATTATCAGTTAAAACCCTGTCTCCTTTTTTTTGTTTTTTACCCACATCAGGAATAGTTAAGTCATCAAGTGCATTGCTAATAGAAAATTTTCTTACTCGACAGAATTTCAAGGCCTGTTTACACATCTGAAATATATACCCAGCAGCGACGGGAGATTTCTTTTTTACTTTATCAAAACATTTAAGCCAATAACGGGTTTCACAATCAGTTAATGCCATGCTTCCAATGTCTGGATAAATATGTTTTTTTACTTGAGCTACATATCTATCAATATTTGTTCGGTTGTCTCGCCCATAGTTTTCTACCCAGTACTCGATAGCTTCTTTTACTGTCACAGGTTTTAATGATTCCTGCATGGTTAAGTTAAGCTGGAGCTTTGGATCTTTACCGGATGCTAACCAACTACGACATTTATCCCTCGCTTCCCGTGCCTGTTTGAGGCTCACATCAGGATAGCGTCCAATGGTCAAGCGGTTTAGCTTTTTACCATCAAGTCGGTATGTAAAAACCCAGCTAACACCGCCAACCTTGGACGCTTTTGCACTCAATCCTGCTCCATCGGCAAAAAATTCAATCTTGTCGCTTTCTCTCCCATGTAAGATCTTAAGTTTTTTGTCACTGAGCTTGTTTAGTTCGGTAGTCATGATCACTCAAAATATTTATACAAATGTTTATACAAATGTTTATACACAGTGTGCTGCAAGAACGAAAAAACGTCAACAAACACTGGAACAATACACATATAAAAAATCAGTTAATGATTTGATACTTAACTAAAAAATAAAAAACTCAAGTAAACACAAAAACATATAATTACATTATGCAGCGTTAATTTATCCTCTGTATGAAGTTAGTCTTTCGCTGCTAACTGCGCCGGAGAGGTTTGCCATAACAGGCGGCCTTTCTCTGTTTGAGGATCTAATTCCACACAGGCAATACTGGAGGTAGCAAACATAGGCGGAGTTTGCTCAGGGCAAAGCTCAGAAACTAAATAACCTACTAAGGGTAAATGAGAAACCACCAATACAGCGTTGTACTCTTGCGTTGCCAAAACCTGCAAGTAGCTCGCCACCAATGCGACATCTCCCGACGGCTTTAACTCAGCCAGTTCTTCCTCATTGCCAGGCAACGCTAAGTTTTCACGAACCACCTTTAAAGTCTGCTTTGCCCGGATATAAGGGCTGACTAAGATACAATCAACATCAGGCTCTTGTTGCGTAAGCCAGCAGGCCATTTCCTGTGATTCTTGCTGCCCACGAGGAGTCAGCTCCCGTGTTGCATCACTGATCGAATGTAAGGCAGCATCACCGTGGCGCATAATAAAAACGTACATAATCCACCGTTTAGTTAATTTCAGAACCTGTCCCCATCCAATACATAATTAAATATTTATGAGACAAGCCATGGGGTTACGGCATTAATAATGAAATCCAAGTGATATTATCAAGGTAATCTTTGTTACAAAAACGTTTCAGTTAGAGCTAACTGGCATTTTGCCCTAAAACAAAAACAAATAAAATGACTAAAAATGATTTATATCTGATTGTCTCGATATCATTATCTCCTGCTATTCAGTGAGTTAAAATAATCAAGAAACCATAAATTATTTTTCATAAAAAAATCGGCTCCGATAACAAGAGCCGATATAACTGATTTTACGAATGAAACTGTTATTTATTTGTAGAATTTCTTTTTCTGTTCAGCCATCTGAACTAAATATTCACAAGGCGTAAATCTCTCTCCGTGCTGCTGTTCCAGACGACGTAAAATTGCCACAACCTTATCGCTGCCAAGCCTATCAATATAACGGAATGGACCTCCCAAGAATGGCGGGAAACCAATGCCAAATACCGCACCAATATCACCATCACGGGGGCTTCTGATAATACCTTCATCTAAACAGCGAACAGCTTCATTCAACATGAGCATCATGCAACGCTGAGCAATGTCTGATGGTTGCATTTTTGCATGTGGCTTAATTTTCAACAGGGAATAAATCGAGGCATCCACCTCTTTGGTTTTGTTGCCAAAAGGCCAGAATTTGCTCTTTTTAGCGCCATACGAATAGAAACCACAGCCATTCTTTTTACCTTTTCGGTTATCTTTTAATACTGCATCCAAGAAGCCTGGTGCGGTAAATCTGCTCCCCAATTGTGCCACCAGAATAGGAATAATTTTTGTACCAACATCAATGCCGACTTCATCCAGCAAATTAATTGGCCCAATCGGGAAACCAAAATCTACCAGTGCCTTATCGATATGATCGATCGGTTCACCTTCCGCCAGACAATAACCCGCTTCATTAATGTAAGGGGACAAAATCCGGTTAACATAGAACCCGGCTTTATCACCCACGACAATAGCCGTTTTTCCCTGTTTTTTGGCTAGTGCGACTGCGGTTGCAATCGTTTTTTCACTTGTTCCCGCATGTGGAATAACTTCCACCAATGGCATTTTATCAACGGGACTGAAATAGTGGAGGCCAATCACTTGCTCTGGTCGAGAGGCTATTTCAGCGATCTGGCAAATTGGCAACGATGAAGTATTCGAAGCAAAAATTGTTTCAGGTTTCGAATGTTCTTCAACTTCTGCAACCATTTTTCGTTTCAGCGCCAAATCTTCAAATACAGCTTCAACCACAATATCAGCCTGTCTGAAGCCACTGTAATCAGTGGTTCCCGAAATCAAGGCCATCTGGCGAGAACGCTCGCTTGATTTCAAACGACGTTGTTTTACCCGCCTGGAAAGAATATCCCAGATATATTTCAGAGCCTGATTGATACCTTTCTGATTAATGTCTTTGATACGAACAGGCAAGTTACCGCGTGTCATGGTAACGTTGGCAATACCGCCGCCCATCAAGCCGCCGCCCAAAACCCCCACATACTTGATCTCGGCAGGCTGTTCCGACGAGCCGGTTTCATTTTTTAGCGACGTTGAGGCAAAAAATAAGCTGCGCAAGGCTTCCGATTCCGGTGACATTGCCAGTTCACCAAACGCCTTGGCTTCTGCCTGAAAGCCTTTTTTAAGCCCCTTTTCCAATCCGGTGCAAACGACATTAATAATACGCTCTGGTGCAGGATAGTGGCCATGGGTTTTCGCACGCGTTTTTTGATGAACCATATGGAACAACAATGGCCTGCCCAGAGTGCTCGCCAAAATACGCTGAGACCATGCCAATGGCTTACGCTTGGAGATGCCTTTCTTGACATACTGAACAGCAACATCCAGCAAAATATCCAAAGGAACGGCATCATCCACCACACCCAGACGCTGTGCCTGCTTAGCCTTGAGCTGTCGGCCAGTCAATATGATATCCAGGGCTGCACTGACGCCTATCAGGCGAGGCAATCGCTGAGTTCCTCCAGAGCCCGGCAGTAATCCAAGCTGAACTTCCGGCAAACCAAGACGAGTTTTATCATCCAGAGAACAGACACGCGCATGACAGGCCAAAGCCAGTTCCAGCCCTCCCCCCAAACACGCACCGTGAATGGCGGCAACTACAGGTAAACGATAATTGGCAATTTGAGCAAATAGCCTCTGACCTTTTTCAGCCAGTTCCATCGCATCTTCTTCGGTTTGGCAGCCTGCTATCATCGTGATGTCAGCACCAGCGATAAAAGTATCCGGCTTACCAGACACGATCACCAACCCTTTCAAGCCAGAGGCCTGTTGTGCCTTCTCAAAGACAGTCAGAAATTGCTCAACAAATTCCGCTTTCAGTGTGTTTACTTTTTCGCCTGGTACATCAATGGTAATCACGCCAACCTTGTCATCTCTGACCGAAAAGCTGAATACCGATTGCTTCGGTTGTGTCTCTGACATCATGGTTTCTTTTTCGCCCTGAGCCATTATTCTACCTCCAATACCATCGCTACGCCCAATCCACCTGCGGCACAGGCTGTCGTCAGCCCAAACCCGCCACCACGACGACGCAATTCGTTCAATGTCTGGGTGACCATTCTGGCACCTGTCGCGGCAAATGGATGACCATAAGCTATTGAACCACCTAATACGTTGAATTTATCCATATCTACGTCACCCATTGCCTGAGAGCGCCCCAGTTTTTCACGCGCAAACTTTTCACTGGCAAACATTTTCAAGTTCGCCAGTGTTTGAGCGGCAAACGCTTCGTGCATATCAATGAGTGAGAGTTCATTCAAGGTGATACCCGCCCGCTCCAACGCAATCGGCGTCGCATAAGATGGCCCCAACAGCATATCTTGCCAGACATCAATCGCAGAAAACGCATAACTACGCAAATAACCCAGCGGGGTCATACCAAGCTCTTTGGCGACCGATTCGCGCATTAACATGACTGCGGCGGCACCATCAGTCAACGGAGTACTATTCGCCGCGGTTACGGTTCCGTACTTACGATCAAAGGCTGGCCGCAATTTGGAGTAAGATGTGAGAACTGAATTTTTTCGGATGTTATTATCTTCTGTCAATGTGTCGCGGTATGGCGGAAAATGTGCCGCTACCACTTCCTCATTCAAACAACCCTGCTGCCAAGCTTTGGCTGCCAGTATATGGGAACGGTGTGCCAACTCATCCTGCTCTTCGCGGCTGATATGATAGGTTTTAGCCATTTGTTCCGCCGTATCGCCCATCCTCAATCCGGTGGAATATTCAGCAACCGCAGGAGATACTGGCAGTAAATCCCGCAATTTCAATCGACTGATTAATTTTAAGCGCTGTGACAAACTCTTGGCTTTGTTCATATCGACCAAAGTGCGAGCCAGTGATTTTGTTACCCCAATCGGTAATACAGATGAGGAATCAGCGCCGCCGGCAATGCCTACATTCACTGTGCCAGCCATAATACTTTCAGCCACATTCGCAATCGCCTGAAAGCTTGTTGCACAGGCACGAGAAACACTATAAGCATCAGTGCTGACGCTTAATCCTGCGCCTAATACGATTTCCCTTGCAATATTCGGTGCTTCCGGCATTTGAACGACTTGCCCAAACACCAGTTGGTCGATCTTCTCTGGCGACAATCCGCTTCTGATGACCAGTTCACTGACAACGGCTTTTCCCAAATCGACAGCTGGAATACCATGGTAATTAGTTGCCTGTTTCGCAAAAGGAAGGCGCAACCCACTGACAATAGCAACACGCTCCTTTTGCTGTGCCACTTTTGTTGAAGAACGACCCATAGCAACTCCTGACAATAATCATTAATTAAATCAATTGATTGATTAAAAATATTTACTCACCTCACAAGAGGTCAGACCTGATGGAGCATTGTTAACGCAATGTTGGAAAATAGCAAACAGGAATAGACGAAAAATGCGAGCAAGAGCAACAAACCGCGGTGGGAAAACGGTTACCGAAGATAATTAACGTAATCCTAATTGAAAAATCAGGGCCTCAGCCTGACAGCTAAACGTAAAATCTATAGTCAGTTGCGCCCCATCGTCAACTGCTTCGATTTTATGGCTTATTACGCATGGCTCTGACTCCACTGATTTTGCCTTTACAGTCAATGTATTAAGCATCATTTCCGCTTCCTGTCCATTGGCAAAAACACGCTGGTAAGAGGCGGTGCAGTCTTCATTGTCAATGACGGTACCGACATCAACGCAACAGCAGGTGGCTGTTTCTTCCACATTACAACGTTTAATTGTATCAGGCATTTTTTTCTCCTACGATGAAAGCCTATCGATGATTTTACGTTGTTCCAACCTCCGATAACCAGCGTTTACGCTGTTTGGCATCACTTATTTCATTATTTATTGATCTCATCGCGCTAACAAACTAGCCATCACAATTCGTTAACATGCGCTGCCTGTTTTTTGTTAAGCTCGTCCCATTTCGGTAATCATTTTAGACATATCTTAAAAACATTCTTGCAACATCTTCTAATGTCAGGCCTATACTTCCTGCACTGGTCTGATTTGTCATTATGATAAACCGACTCTACAATCCCGCGCTCTCAGCTACTTGAGTAGCATGTTAAATAATAATTAAATAATGAGGTTTTGGTTATGAGCCAAAAAAACCTGTTTACGCGTTCAGCATTAGCAGTGGCGGTTGCAGTCATTTCATCCAACGCTAGTGCTGCCGGTTTTCAATTAAATGAGTATTCCACATCAGGACTTGGTCGGGCTTTTTCTGGAGCAGGTGTCGTTGCAGATAACGCGTCTGAGGGTAGTCGTAACCCCGCAGCCATGACCCTATTTGATCGCCCATCATTTTCCAGCGGCTTGGTTTATGTAAAGCCGAACGTTGATATCACGGGTAGATCTCCAGTTCCTCAACTAGGCACTGGCGTTAAAAACAGCACTGATGCTAAAAATATTGCCCCACATGCATGGATACCAAACTTACATTTTATTACACCGATCAATGATCAGTGGTTCCTGGGTGCATCAGCGACGTCCAACTTTGGATTGGCAACTGAATTCAGTAATAACTATGCTGCTGGCTTGGTTGGAGGCAAAACCTCACTTAAAACCGTTAACCTGAACCTGAGCGGTGCATATAAATTTAATGATCAATTTAGCTTTGGTTTGGGTGTCAATGCCGTCTATGCGGATGCTACTATTGTTCGTCACATGGGTGAAGTTGGTCCTTATAACCCACGAGCACCTATTCCAGCAACCTATGAAGCTTCCCGTTTAGAAGGCAAAGATTGGGGCTATGGCTGGAATGCAGGCATTCTGTATCAGTATGATGAGAATAACCGTTATAGCCTGACTTACCGTTCAAAAGTCAAAGTGAAGTTTAAAGATGGCGATTTCAGTAACGACTTACCAGAGTTTTTACCCAATGGCACTGGCGGCAATACAATTAAGGGTACGCTGGATCTGAATTTACCTGATATGTGGGAAGTCTCCGGCTATAACCGTGTCGCACCTCAATGGGCTATTCACTACAGCTTCCTCTATACTGGCTGGAGTGAATTCAAGGAGCTGAGAGGCAAGAATAAAGGCAACGGTAACACGCTGTTCCACAAAGATGAAAACTTCCGTAATGCCTACCGCGTCTCCCTGGGTACAACTTACTACTATGATGACAACTGGACATTCCGTACTGGTATCGCCTTCGATCAAAGCCCTGTGCCCGCCCAAAACCGTTCTATCTCTATTCCAGATCAGGATCGTTTCTGGTTAAGTTTGGGAAGCACTTACACATTCAATAAAGATGCCTCTGTGGATGTCGGTGTTTCCTACATGCGTGGAAAGAAAGTACGTGTTAGCGAAAAATTACCAGAAGATGTTCAAAGAGGACCTTTTAGTCAACCCTATGAGTTCGATTCCAAAGGAACTGCATGGTTGTACGGTGTGAACTTTAACTACACGTTCTAACCGAATGCTGTGATCGAAAAAAGGATAGCGGGTGCTATCCTTTTTTGATCATGGCTTCATCATTAATCAATGGAATCCAATTCGTCCTGAATCACCGTTGCATTAGGGTTTTGTTCTGGCGAGAGCTTGCCTCCATTGACCATAAAATCATGACGCTGGAAGTACGCTTCACGCATCATCAAATATGGATCGGAAGAGTTTTTCAATAGGCCATCGGAATCCAGCAAACGTGCGCGGGTTTCAATACCTTCAAATACCCATTTTCCTACGGACATCCAAGGTGTGAGATAGCTCAATACGGGGTAAGTCATATCCGCGACATTCCCTCCTTCGTCACGCAGAGTGAAATTGCCATAACCAGGCAAAACAACATAAGGGCCATAACCAACATTGTAATACCCCAGCGTACTACCAAAACGCATTGGATCTTCCTTTGCCAGCTTCGGATTCGCCATTGAAGCGACATCAATCAACCCGCCCATTCCCAGAAGGGTATTCAAAAAAAATCGGTTGAAATGCTTCGCGCCATCATGGATATCACCGCGCAGAATACTGTTGACCATACTGGCTGGCTCTTCAAGGTTACTCACGAAGTTACCAATGCCATTTCGTGCTGGCATCGGTACATAATCACGCCAAGCTACAGCAACGGGTCTCAGAAGATAAGGATCGAGAACATCATAATTAAAGTTGAACATGGCACGGTTGAAGCCCTCCAGCGGGTCAGAACGCCCTTGTTCCACCGAATTCGATGAACTAGCACACCCCACCAATAATACTGCTGTAAGAGCCACCCCGCTCAGACGATACTTCATGTTGTTCTCCACGTAATCACTTTTAGACATTGGCTCTCACCTTGCATTCTGCCAATATTTACCAATGCGTTAAATATACTTTCAATTTCTCATTATTGGTAATCAAAAAGAGTGGTGATTAAATAGGCAAACAGAACGTCATGTCTTATCTCAAGCAAAAAAACAGTTATACTACGCCCCGTTGTCCCCTTAGTTAAATGGATATAACGAATAAAGAAGACATTTTATTGTTTTATAAAGAAAAAATAAGATCATTAAAACTTTAAAAGTACACTAATATGTACACAATTCAGAAAATACCTTGTTTTACCTCCCTATCATTTTACTACTTATAGCTCACTTGCAACAGCTCGCAATCAATATATAACTCCCACACAGCAGCCCACTGACTACATTGATGAGATATCGACCGCTACGACTACCTGAAAGAGAAGCGGGGGATTGTGGAGAGGTGGGAAGGAAGGCTGTTGTCACTTTGATCGAACTTCGGTTGACAAAACAGTGTCAACCAAATTTACCAAATACAGTCATTTCGTCAACCAGCTTCCTCCGCTGGAGGATTCAGAAAAAATCAAAAGGTTAAAGACGGGAAATCCCGCCTTTATCTATCTCATAGTTTTATCAGTGGGATATGGATTTTATTAATTTCCAAACAGTCATTTCGTGTCATCCTGACATCGCAAACATACCATTCACCAACCGAGCTTAGTCAAAACGCATTCTCCAGTATTGATGAACCTATTTTATTGATGTTCACTGGCGGAGCAGTAACCCGCCTTCATGTTATTTAGCAATGAGTATTGTTGATTAAATGAGGGAGTAAATATGAGTATTCAAAATAATAATCCTGATACACCATGCCCTTGTGACTGTGATCTTTTCGTGGTACCCAGTCGTAATTATGTAAAAGAATCTATTGAAGAACATGCCCAAAGCCGCAATCACCCCAATGCAACATTGCAAGATAAAGGATTTGTGATCCTGAGTAATGATGCTGACAGTAATAACGAAACTAGTGCAGCAACACCAAAAGCGGTGAAAACAGCGCATGACTTAGCAAACTTAGCAAATCAAAATGCCAACAATGCAAATATAAATGCTAATAATCGCTTAGCTAAAGATCAGAACGGCGCGGACATTCCTGACAAGAAAGCATTCATTAAAAACCTCGGTTTAGTGAGCAATTCAACTTTACCTGTCGGAGTCCCCGTTCCTTGGCCAGCAGAAACCCCACCAGAAGGCTGGTTGATATGTAACGGTGACTCATTTGATAAAGCAACATATCCGAAACTGGCTCTTGCCTATCCCTCTGGAAACCTACCTGATTTGAGAGGGGAATTTATTCGCGGTTGGGATAATGGGCGAGGAGCGGACGTTGGTCGATCTCTACTTTCTAATCAAGTGGCCGATATTGCTCCACATAGTCACAGGATTGGCCGCATGTGGTCCAGCTCAAACGGTGGAGTCGAGGGTTTGGGTACAGGGAACCGCATTTTCAATAGTGTCCACCAAGACATTAACTACGGAATTGATCCTCGCGGACTAGGCATTGCTATAGGAATGGGATCTGGTGGTGTCGGTTATATGGATAATGCAGTTGCTGCTTCAACGGGAACAGAAACACGTCCCCGCAACATAGCATTTAACTACATAGTGAAAGCAGATTAATTGATTCCACAGGCAAGGAAGACCGCGCTATACCTAGAAAATATTCTAATCCCAGCGATGGAATGGTCGGACGAATAATCCTTAACCCGTAACTTTCCGCGGGTTAAGACTGGCTTCATTCTTCTACCATCCCCAGCCTCACACCGACCCCAACATCCGCCCCCCAATCCACCCAACTACCCGCTAATCTCCCCTAATGGCTATTTATTGACGGCTGACGTGATGTCATGCTCCTGCTGAGGATCAGACGCCAATGCCTGTTTCTGATTCCAGATAGAATCCTCCGGCATCTGGACACGGGCGTCTAACCGGGTGCCGGCGGGTAAATCACAGGGTTCATCAACCGTGTAATGCGTCTGCTCATCCTGTGACTTGATGCGTCGGTTCTGCAATCGGGCAGGCATATGCGCGTTCTGTCGGTGCGTCACCTTGATTTCAATAGCCCCATCCGGCAGCACTTTATCCTCGACATACACTAACTCATTACCATTGACGTCACGGGGAACACTGATACCGCCATGAACACCCCATGCACCGTCAGCGTTATAGCCAAGGATGCCGGATATTCTGTAGTGACCAAGGCCGAGTTTGGTCACAGTGGCACCTTCGGATTCGTCGTTAGTGGTAAAGGTGCCATCGGGGTGGAGTTGGATAATAGACGAGGTTTTCTTGAGAAAACCGTTGCCGTCAAAGACGGCGTTGCGATTATCCCACGCGACTCGCCAGTTCATCCAATTACCGTTATCCCCATTCTTGGCGCGATATCGTAATTGTCCGTCCCAGTACGCTGTCATGATCTGGAATGGATACGAATTTACATGATCCATAGCAAACTGAACCATTGTTCCAGCCACGCCTGAGCTGCCGTCAACCCCGTCTGAATAAACAAAATATATTTGGTTATTTGGCAGATTGTTTAAGCTTTTCCCTCTTTTTCCCACTCCAGGGTCTGGGTGCACAACATTCGAATCTTTTCCTGTGACAACATCATAAAGATGGTCTTGATATCCATTGCCACCCGCAAACCTGACACCACTACCACTATAATCAATAGAAATATTGCCCCATGTATCGTAGGCTCTTATTTTCAGGTTGGAACCAAATCGATAGGTGTATGCGCATGCGCTGTCATTTCGGTATATCTCACTGACATACTCATCCCTGAGCCAACTAAGGAGCTGAGTAGAATCTTTTTGTATAATTCGGCCTCCACCACCAAAGCCATAATCCCCAATTTTCATTACTCCCGATAAACCCAGGTTTTTCACAAACTCTGATTTATTCTGGATATCCGCCGCGTTCTGGAATTTATCCAGTTTTCCCTCCACCGCAGCCTGCAATGCCCGGATGGAGTCCAGCGTGACTTTCTGGCCGTTCGGCATCTCCACGTCAACCTTGCCGTTTTCACTCATCCATCGGTCCATGTTTTGCAGGAACAGGATGATAGCGGCGTTAATGGCACACATATGCCGGACGCCATCGGAAACGGTATCTGGAACGGTGGTTGAGATGACATATTTTGCATTGTTAAGACTGACTGAGGGCGCAAAGGCCAGCACCAGTTCCGTGTCTGAATTCACCGACTGGATGACATTCTGAATCACCGTATTACCGGATTGAATGGAGATAATCTGGCCGGCGGTAATGCCGTTAATATTACTTTTCCATTTAGTGCCCGTTCCCCGGACAATAGTGACCTGTCCGTTCTTCACCTCAGATCCCATCACCATCCCGGCTTTATGGAACTGGTCTTTGTACTTTAATCCGACACCCACGTCATAGAGAGCAGCCCCATCTCCTTTAATATCAAAGACCGCCGTGGCCTTCGTCTGCACCGCTGCCGCATTCTCCCCCACATCGGCCTGTACTTTCTTCATATCCTCGGCAAAGGCTTCTCGGTCCGTAACCTGCGTGGTCTGAACGTGCAATATATCTGCTTTAAGATCACCATTCACTTTCAACTGTCGCTGAACAATTGCCCCTTCCACCGCGGCGTTCTCCATGATGGCTTCGGAGTTAAAGTCCATCTGCTCCTGCAACCGCTGGCCTGCTTTGTTGGAAAGAAATTCCTTACCTGCCGCATCGATGATCCAGTTCGTATCCGAAGAAGACTCCCCACGAATGAATGCCGTCCACGGGGACTGATTACCGGACTTGTCCACCAGCCGCGCACGGAAATAGAAGGCAACGCCTGCCGCCAGTCCCTGCATTGTGTGCGTTCGCTGGGGATAGGGGATATCGGCCAGTAACATTAACCCTTCACTGTCATTCGTCTTGCTGTACTGGATTTCAGTTTTTAACGTGTCGTCCGTCTGGGGCGCAAACCCCCAATCTAGCTGGATACCGAAGATGATCGGGGTGGCCTTGAAGCCCAACGGTGCCGGAGGGTTGCCCTCTTTCCCTTTCAGATGAGTTTCAGGGGCGTTTGCCCAGAGACTGGGTATCTCAGCGGCATTAATGGCTCTCACCCGCGCCTGATAGCGGCCAGCGTAGATATTGGGAATTTCAAAGCCCTGTGTAGAGGTTCGGGGTGCAGATATCCAGTTGCCGTTATCACGCCGCCATTCAGCTTCATACGCAATCGCACTCTCGGCTGCATTCCAGGTGACTCTCAATGTCGTGACGGCAATCCCCTGATTCACCACGGAATAACTGCTGATACCGACATTTTTCGGTGGCAGTTGAACGCCGGGCGGAATGACAGAAATGGGGCGCTCGTCTATTCGGGTGCCAGTGTCGATATGGTCATACTTATCGGGGTTATGCTCAACGGCGGTGATATCGAATGACACCCCGTCCTCACCCTCTTTAATCCCCGTGACCCTGAATTGCTGGACAGCCAAATCCGTGGCATCAATCGCCCAGACATTTTCAGTGGCGGGGATTTCTGAGTATTCCGTGGTGACAGTAACTATCTGCCCATTGACGGCTTGGATAGTTCGCCCTTCCGCTTTACCAGAAGGCAGGTTCAGAATTAACCGCTCACCGACCTTCGCAGACGATACCCTGTCTAATGTAATGTTACGCCCATCCACCGCACTGATACGTCCACCCAGTACACGACCGGAAAACATTTCATCCGCCACACCGATAATGTAACCGGGTAAGGGGATCTTTCCATCCAATCCCACCGTAAACGACACCATGCGGTTACCTGCATAATAATGACATCACCCATCTGTAATTCACTGCTGCATTCAGTAAACCCAGCATCAGCATAATTCTTCATATACAAGTTTTCGCCACGCTCCCACCAGCCATCTGAGCGCTCAAAATCAGGAATATCAATATCACGCTCCAGCCGATACCAGTCACGCACGATGGCGTAACAATCCCAGATACCATGTACAAATGGACGACCCAACAACGGCTTAATCCCCTCAGTCGGCATAATGGTACGAATGTCACTCTCCGGCCATGAGACAATCACCCACGGGATTTGTGACAGGTCACATTGCGCGATATCCAGTTGACTGGGTTGTGTCGTGGCATCGGGGTGACTGTGAACAATGGCAACAATCGTGCCTACGTCTTCGGCTTCGGCGTAATCGACTGGGTGCATACTGAATTGTTCTGTCGGTAAAGGTGCGGTATTGCGGCAACGGATATATTGCTGCTTGCGGCTATTTTGGATGACCAGACCGCAGCATTCATTAGGATATTCGGCTTTAGCGTGATCTATAATGGTATCGATAATATGTTTACGCAGCGTTTCCATATCACCGCCTTAATAACGCTGAACCGGGGAAGCCACCAAAGGGAAGTTGATTTCCTTTCCCGAAGCACAGCTCACATCCTGTTGACAATAATCCAGAACATGCATCTTTTGATGGATCATCTGTTGGGTTCCCGTCCTCATCAAAATACCGATCACCGGTATAGTTACATGGGGATTTGCGATATAACCCCCGCATACACCACGTACAAAGACTGTGTATCTGACGGGTAGGAATTTGAATCCCTTGTAGGTCGGCAGGAGAAGACAAAGCAAAATGAATCTCTGTATTGTCCTCATGCGTCTTACTGTCAATATAGTAGACGTCTATTTTCTCTTGCGTAGGATCAGCTTCTGGGTTGCCCTCGGGAAAATTACGGGCATCCAGATAATGCGCAAAGGTCATACGAAGGGTGACACGCGCCTGAGCCATATTCTGATATGCCAGACACATGGCGCTGATAGTGCCGTCTAGATTGGCAACACTGAGCGTGGGTGACACTGTTCTACCATCACTATTTACCTCCAATCCCTCAATTCTCACAGGCCACGGTTTATACTCCACACCCTGCCACCAGATTGATTTAATCGGCAGGTCGTCCGGATTTTCCAGTTCCGCTTCTGTGTAAGGAATGGTGTGATTATGAAAGTACAATTCTGGCCCACCAAAGGCCGAGCCATCGACCGAAAACAATAAAATCTTATGCCCCACTTCAAGGCGCTGGAGATCTGCATTAATAGTCATGCGCTGAATGCCTGTTCAAAAGTTGCTGATACTTTCATGATGCCTCCCGCCATAGGGGTCATGGTGATTGAGTCAGATTTGACTCGATACAATCCCTTTTCACCAAACGGAGGTCTCCAGATAAATGATTTTGCCGTGTGATTACGAATAAACTGAAAGATTGGAACCACTTCTTCTTTTGCTCCTAAATAAGAATAAGGCCATGATTGCGTTTCGGAATTAATTCCATCAGCGACGACCTGTTTGTAACCATCACCAAACTCAATTGATTTAACTCGGTGTTTAAATTCTTCGATAGCCATATAAGTACCTATAAAAAGAAAAACCGCAGTTAAGCGGCTTGGATTTTGATGTAAAAAACCGCACTAGGCGGCATATATGGAAAAGGCTACGCAATGCGCAGCCTTGAATTCATAGGGGTTATTTAATATGTTATTTATTGCAGAGTATATATTCTAACAATAGAGATTCTTGCTACAGAGCTATTAAATCCCGTGGCTTGAGTGAGCGCCTCGTTCTCGACCGCAATTAAAAAATCACTAACCCCACCCGTACTCCAATCAAAATCTAAAGCAATCTGCGAGTTAACCAGAGCTGAGTTGTCACTACCAAGGGCGCTATAGGTAACAATATATTGATTCATGGATTGATCCTCCTCTTTATTTTGTCTAGCACACACTACAGCGGGTATTTTCTTTTTACTATTTGATTAATTAATCGCCTGTCATAAATTTCATTCAAGCCATCCGTAGTTTGGAGTTAATCAGTATATTTAGCTCTATCCCGAATCTCTTTGATACCCATTCCGAACACAGCACGATGGTTTGCGCATATCCAGCAAGAGCATAGGCAAGGTGTCCGATAACATATTCCTGCTGATGTTTTATCAGGTTGACCACCAGCATTATGATACTTACTACGTTTTGCCTTTAAGCGGTACATGTGATGTCGTCTGACAGCACGATTTCTTACTTTCATAAATGAACCCACGTAATTGTTGCGCGACCGCATGGTTATGCAGCCGCTTAATCGTGAGTTCTGAACGGATTGTTTTTCTCATAGTGAATATTAACGGTTGTGATTACTAATTATATCCCATAGCCAGTAACGGTCTCTTCCAAAAGGTCATTCCGGTAATTAGACAAAATCTTTAGTGCGAAAGCGGTATTGTCGCAATCGGCCTCACCAATAGCTGCCAATATTGTCAATTTTACCAGCTCAAATGACGCATTGAGTTCAAATCCATTGAGTATTAAGAAGATACTCGTTGCCTGAAAAGCTGTTCGTTTGTTTGCATCATTGAAAGCGTGTGATTTAGCTATCGCTATCAAGTACATAGCTGCAAATTTGAAAACATCTTCGCATCCTTCATAATCTCTCAATGTCTGGACACGAAATAAAGCACCCTCAAGTTTATTAACATCAGGCTCGCCGCTATTCGGAAGTGTTTTTCTCTGAATTTCAATAACTTCTTCTGTTGAGAGAAATTGAATATCCATTATTTATCTTCCAATGCCTTTATAATATCTGCATATTTAGTTTGAGTATGCAGCAAGGCTTTCCTGAACGCTTCGGAACGAGCATCATCAATAGAGTTAGTTGCATCAGTAGGCTCACGCTTTGAATTATCAGCCTGTCTCGTTATCTTTTGGATGTCGTTAACTTTTTCCATATGCACCTCTTTTTCTGTATGTGTACAGATTAGCAGCACCAATAAGACAGTCAATGTATATAATGCAAGGCTGGTTACAAGCCATCCGTGGCTTGGGGTTATGCGTTGAACTTGTAGCTTTCTAACGCCTTCATCATGGGCTGCATATCTTCTTTATGTATCAGCAGATAGCCAGCACGTTGGGCTATTTCCATAAAGTCATTTATGGTCGCTACATGGTGATTTGGTGTCAGTGCTGAGGAATAAAACAACCTCGCCGTTTTCCAGTTCCATTAGTAATTTTCCGCTGAATCCAGAATAACCATGCAGGACTGGCAATTCTTCTTTGCCAAGATATTCACCCTCCATTGCCATCTTGTGAACATATTCGATAGCCTGTGGTAACTGATCGGCTGTCAGTTCATCTATATGCTCTACATTGAAGCGTTGGTGAACTAACGAATAAGCCTCTGGGTACATGATACCTTTCTTGCTGACCAGAAGGTTAACGGCGTTCTTTAGTGGGTTCCGTTGTTGGACTGTGGTTTTGGTCTTCGCCTTAACCTCACCCGTAGTCCAGTATTCATAAAGAACATCGTCGCACTCATCTTGATACCGGATAACTTTATCCCTGATCGATGCTTTAACTTTATTGGGGCTGATAGTTGCTAACCAGCCAGCAAGTTTGCGGAGGGCAATGCAAATCATCTCCCTCTTTTTACCATCTGCGGCAACTATAACGATTTCCGTTACAGTTGATTTAAACCTTTGTTTTATCTTCTCTAACTGCGATTGCCAAGCTAGCCCCATGCCATCGACAATCGGCTTCATCGGTACATACGGCTCGCCGTTATAATTAACGACATATAGATCTGAGCCATGAAATGGGACGTTAATAGTTTTACTTGGTTCATTAACTGGTATACTTAACATGTCTATTTTCCTTGAGATGATATTAGACGTTGTATAAGAAGCCCTGACTGTTCCACCAGTTGGTGGCTTCACCGTTTTACAGTGATAAAGCGACACTATTTATCGCGTGATTGTCACTTTTTGTAAAGATAACCTTTGTGAATTTGGGAAGTGCTTCGTAAATCAAATTTATAGCGAGTTAATCGATTGCATTAATAACGTAATGTGATAATTTAACTATCCCTCAGCCATCCTTGGCCTTCAAATCCTTACGCTGCTTTATCCACACTCAATATCTTGGCCAGCTTCGAAATGCCTTTCGGAGTGATGCGAACTTGAGATACTGTTTTCTCTTCACCATCAGGCTTAATCACAACAGTAACCTTATGCTCAATTAACCTCTGCTGGATTTTTTCTTGATAGCCAACCCAAGGGGTTCCCATGCGACGGTAAATCCATTTGTTATGACTCATCAGGTCAAACAATGACTTTGGCTTTACCTGTAACTGTTTTGCAGCATCCGTTACACACATAGAACCGTCTGATTTTGCGATACGCTCCAGTGCTGCGACATCCGGTTTCATTTCTTCGACCTTGTGCTCAAGTTCCGCTTTCTGTTCTGCTAAGTCAGCGGCAAGGCGAAGTGCTTCGGGTAAGGATTGAGGGATCTGCACCTGAACTTGATCAACCAACTTACCAGAACGGTAATCAATGAATGTCTGGTTGACCTGCAATTGGAATGATGGGCTTATCCATCCTGCGTATGAAACAGCGAGAAGTTCATGGGCGAAAGTGCCGGGGGTAGTGCCACCACGCACTGATTTGATTACTTCCTGACCTAAGCAGGAATTCTTGCTTAGCTCATCTATTAGCTCTTGTACCTGCTTATTGTTCAACCATAATGATGGGCGTTTTGCATTCTCCCCACCACTTGCCTTATGAAGCGCATTTAGATTGAAACGACCTTCTGAGTCGGTGGTGATTTCTACACCCGCAATGACAGGTAGGTTATTATTTGCTATATTCACTTTGTCACTCTCTTTGTTAGGGTTGACGTAATCTTTAATTGCTTTTCACGGTTTGAAGATTTAGAAGCCTCGTTGGTGGCTGCCTTCGAGGTTTCGTCTTTATTGAGCCACACTTCTTGCTCTCTCATTTACATACCAAGCTATAGCCTGATTCATAACTGAATTCTTCGAAATACCATCCCGTTCAGATAACGAACAAACCTGCTCTTTCAGGAACTTCGTTGTTCTTAACTGCATTACTTCACTTTTCTTTTTTGCATCTACATTGGCGTTCATCACCTTTTTCTCCCCACAAATGATGTCAATATGCTATTACCATCTATTTAGAGATAAATTAGAAGGTGATAAAAATGACGAAAAAGCTCGTGGCGGCTCAAGATAAATTCATGCTTCGACTTCCTGATGGCATGAGGGAGGCTGTTGCCAAAAGAGCAGATGAGAACGGCAGATCAATGAACTCTGAGATTGTTCAAATTTTGCAAGATGCACTTGATGTTAGCGTAAGTCCTATTGATTCGAGCATGTCACCAGAAGATGCAGCTGCTACATTTCAAAGTGAAGTAGAAGAATTTAAGAGGCTACTTTCTAAAAAAGAAGAAGACATCATGAAGGTAGCCAAAGTTTTTGCTCAGTGGGCTGCTCAGAAAGAAAAATAATTACTTAGCCTACCTAATTTTTGCAATTTGCTAGAGTTAGGTTTGGCCTTGATGGTCGAAATCTTGATCATTGAACATCTCGTTAGACTGCACTATAAGTATTAGAAATATTCTAAATAAAACAATGTAATGCGGGGTAATTATGGGTCTTAAATTCAGAAAAAGAATCAAAATAGCGCCTGGAATATACATCAACATCAGCAAGAGCGGTGTCAGTACCTCTATTGGGGGTAAAGGAGCCACGATAAATATTGGTAAGAAAGGCACTAAGGCAACTCTCGGAATACCGGGGACAGGCCTTTCATACTCAACAAAAATGACAGATGGTAAACGAAAACAGAAAACAAAAACCCAAAAGTTTTTTTCTTTCGTTTTGTACGTGATCCTGTTCTTCTTCTTTTATAATCTTATCAAGTAAGCCCCGTGATGGGGCTGTTTAGCTTTCAGAGAGAATTATTTTCACTCTTTTTTGCAGTTAATGAGCCGCAGCATTATTCCGTCGTTACGCGGGTTACCAATCGTAATTGTTGCTATACCGTCATGGGGAGAAAAATCTTCACTAAGCTCACCATCATCATATTTAAACATTAGCTTTCTGCCATCCTGTGCTACTGGCAGTGCGGTTAAAGCCATTTCATGTCCAACATAATCACCTGACTTCATTCCATTAATGATCATAACCCCATTGTTAAAAATCATTCTGGCTTTCACTGTCCCCAGCGGAAAAGAATATTCACTTCCTCGGTCTACTGCTACATAATTCATTAGCCTGCCTACTTTACAGGTGTATATTCCGTTATATTCACTGTAGTTATCACCGCACCCTATTAAGGTAAGCGCTGCACATGCTATTAGTATCCTTTTCATAACATCCTTACATTTTTTGCGGTAATCATAACAGTTGATTGCTTAAAATAAGCACAAAAGCCCCGTGATGGGGATTAGTAAGCTACATAGATAACGCCTTTAAGACATGAACCGGATCTTTCTCTATTGCCTTTAACAATGCTTTTGCTGGGCCTGTTGGCTCTCTTCTTCCCTGTTCCCAATTACGAAGGGTTCCAACATTAACAGAGATTAATTTAGCAAAACCCGTCTGGCTCAATCCGGTTGCCTGACGAATGTTTTTTACTTTCACTGCCTCAATAGTTGTTTCACGAGAAGCAGCACGTTCGCCATTCATGATTTCGTTCATCTGTGTCATGCTTTCAGTGAGTCTGGAAAATAATTTACTGTCCATTGTTACCACCCCTCATTTAATGCTCTCAAGACTTTCTTTTCTGACTCGCTAAGGTCATCTTTAATACCTTTTTTATAAATCAGAAGCAGTCTTATATGTGAGACATCGACCTTGTGATAATAAATGACGCGTACACCGCCACGTTTACCTTTACCTCTGGATGCCCATCTAACTTTACGTAAGCCCCCAGTGTGCTGGATAACATCACCCGTAGCGGGATTGTCTGCAAGATATTGCTGAAACTCGCGATATTCATCATCACTTAACAGCTCTTTACAGTCTTCGGTGAATATATGAGTCTCAATGAATATCATGTTTCAGTACGCCATTGGTGTATGCATAGAGTGATAATAGCACTCTTATTGTATAAGTCAATGGCGTATGACGGAAGAGTTTGGATAGTAAAAAGCCCTGTAGGGGCTGTCCTGTATACACTGAAATCTCATGTAAGTCTTTGATTAAACTTAATTGTTCTAATGCAGAATAATTAAAGTTAGGTTTTACAAAAGTTTCTTAAAACCTCAAACAAGCCAAGGATGACTTAAAGCCCCGTACAGGGGCTATTACTTATTGTTATTATCTGTTAATGCATTATTCCAATACTTTATTTTTCTGATAAATGATTCATGAACTTCACTGGGCAGAGTACGCTTTATTGTGGAGATCTCATCTTCAAAGTCTTGGTACACGTTCGTTGAGTCTGGAGATTGACTTAACTACCACCTACTGAAGTAGGTGGGTTAGCGCACTTCGGTGCCGACGACTGAAAGTCGTCGAACCACGCACCTCGTAAACGCGCATAGGTCAAAGAATTAAAGTCAAAGTCAAATGGCCGTGGTTCTATGTCTGCTGGTCATGCGATGCTCGTGCCTGTGGTTTCGACCACGTTGACATGCTCCCTTGCGCGCCTCATCCAGCCGTAACTTAATTTTGTGGACTGGGTAGGATGCATGGCATCAATAAACAAAATAGGCGCATTTTGACCACATTCAGCTTTCAACGCGTTGTAGGTCTCAATAAAGTGTTGCTGTTTATCCGCATCGGATTTATGGGGAATTCCCCTCGGCTTCTTGTAGCTGAACCCTTGGCGGTGGAGCCATTTTGTCATCCCGGCCACAGTGTAAGTCACCTGCCAGTGCGCCCAGACATAAGCAACAATTTGCGCGGTAGTGTGCATCAAATTTGCCGTCAGATACTCCACTAATTCTGTCGTTTGTTCGGCAGACAAACGGCTTTCAGAGCCGCCATTTTCAGGGGCGAGTTTTTCCTCAGAGAAGTAATCCTTCAGATGCCGACTCACCGTACTTTCATGAAACGTCGTTTTAATTTGTGGCAATGGATTTGGTTGCAGGTTTGGAATTTATCAGAATGGAGCGGAATAGGTTTAGGCCGTTTTGCTTCGTGGGTATTTCATCAAATGATTGGATGCAATTATCCAGTTAAGAAAATTAAATCAGGTGATAATAATGACTGATTCAGATTTATGCAGAGAAGCGTTTGAGAAATTCATGGTTGATGGGTTCAATTATCCAATTGACTCATTAGGTAAATATGACGATGGAACATATTGGAATATGCCAGCTCAAAATTACTGGGAAATATTCCAAGCAGCATGGAACGCAAGTCGGGAGAATATAATCAAACAGGAGAGCCAAAAATGGGCAAAGATGTGATTGAGAAAATAAACACAACATTGGAATCAGCCGAGGAATTTAAATCGGAAGGTGCCAGTACAATAATATTAGATTTAGATGTCTATATTACAATATTAAAACGTCTGGCCAAATATGAAAATATGGAGCCTGTGGCGTGGGGTCGTATTACTGGTATGTTTCGTATTATGGATACTACAACCCTACCAGTAATAGTATCAGAATGGATTGGGTTTAATGAATCGCATCCTGATATTGCTGACGATATATTCCCCCTCTACCGCCACCCCAACAAATAGAGAACCATCATGGATATTATCGACACAGCTAACGATGCCGTTGAGTTGACGGTATCCCATGCGCTCCAGAACCGGAAACCACCATTAACCAGCATCAACGGAATGTGCCGATGGTGTGAGACTGAGCCAGCAACACACGGTGCATTCTGTAGTCGGGAGTGCGGAGAGGATTATGAGCGGGATAGGCGGAGAGATGGAACAAAAATACAGCCTGATATTGGCTGATCCTCCATGGCAATATAATAACTCAGCCAGCAACGGAGCAGCCAACAATCACTAAACTGCCTCCCTATGCACCAGTTAACTACTGAGCGCATTTGAGTTAAAAGTACCCTCGCTTTTTTTGGGTTTTCCTTTTCCTGCTTGTCGAAAAACTTAACCCAAGATGACACGGGTATGCTGGCTACTGGTGTACACAAGAATTGTGTGTACATCGTGTTGTACACGACGGACTTATAAAGTATTTGAGTATTAGGTTTTAGAGTGGATGCGTACTTATCCCACCAGTAATCAAGGCAATCTTTTAATGTTGCTTCTCCTTCTGAATGAGAGAAATACATTTTTGGATCAAGCCCCTTTGCGTACAATGAGCGCATCTCACCTACTGCGATTCGTGCGTCCTTGAGCGACATTTCAGGATAACGACCAACAGTAAGGCGAACAGGCTTGCCATTCCAGCGATATCTATGCTGAAATGTTATGGTTCCGTTCGACGTTATCCTGACACTTAAGCCGTCACCATCGGTTAACTCAGGCGTCCCTTTGTAGGGTTTATCGTGAATACCACGTAGTTTAGTGTCGCTCAATGCCATAGCTATAACCTGTACACAAGTTGAAGTGTAATTATGTACTCAATCTGTACACAATGGCAAGTGAACGAACCGACCACAACTAAAAACGAGTAGGAACAAAGCGAAACAAATAAAGGCAAAAAACTTGATTAAAACAGGAAGAAAGAGATAAGATACAAACAGCTCACAACAGATTGAAACAGAGTAGTAAAAAGTCCCCTTAGTTAAATGGATATAACGAGCCCCTCCTAAGGGCTAGTTGTAGGTTCGATTCCTGCAGGGGACGCCAGAATCAAGTAATCTCGCATAACCCACCATAACCACCAACTCAAAAAATCCTTATTTTAAACGGTGTTAGTGTTACCCGCTGTTACCCAACATAACTTGACTACACCAGCAAAATGTGGGCATATTTGTGGGCATCGGTTTTAATGCCCACTTAGGATGCCCACATGTTAACGATAAAGCAAATTGAGTCAGCCAAATCTCAAGATAAAGCCTATCGCCTTGTTGATGGTGGAGGTTTATTTCTTTTTGTATCGAAAACAGGGAGTAAAATTTGGCGTTTTAGGTACCGCAAAAACGGGAAAGAGCAAACCCATGTTATTGGTACATATCCAGAGATTTCACTGGTTACGGCTCGATTAAAACATGCCGAAGCTAAATCTATTCTTGCTAACGGTGGGGATTTAATACCTGTAGTACCAAAACAGAAAGATATTGAAACTCCAGACACTTTTGCTGCCATATATAATGAATGGTATCAATTCAAACGAGCTGTTTGGTCTGAAAGGTACGCAAAAGAATTGCAGAGCATGTTTCAAGCCGACATCCTACCAAGCATTGGTCATATGACAATAAAAGAAATAGAGCCGATGGTTCTACTCAAAGTGATTCGTCAGTTTGAAGAACGTGGAGCTATGGAAAGAGCAAGTAAGGCAAGACACAGATGTGGTGAAGTGTTTAAATATGCGATAGTGACTGGCAGAGCTAAGTATAACCCCGCTCCAGATTTAGCTGGTGCAATGACTGGATACAAGAAGAAACATTTCCCATTTCTAACAGCAGACCAAATCCCCTCCTTTAATCTGGCATTATCTTCATATTCCGGCAGCATTATTTCGAAGGTTGCCACTCAGGTTTTACAATATACAGCATTGCGTACGAATGAACTGCGCAGCATGAAATGGAGCGATGTTGATTTTGATAATAAATTGATCACCATTAATGCTGACATTATGAAAAATAGAAAAGTACACGTAGTTCCTATGTCAAATCAGGTCATTGCATTACTAAAAACCCTCTACCCTATTACTTCCAGTATCTCTAATTTCGTATTCGCTGGTAGAAATGACAAAAAAAAGCCAATTTGCGAGAATGCCGTATTACAGGTGATTAGGCAAATCGGTTATGATGGGATCGCTAGTGGTCATGGATTCAGGCACCAGTTTAGCACCATACTCAATGAGCATGGATTTAGCCACGACCTGATTGAGCGACAACTGGCGCATGTTGATCGAAATAGCATTCGCGGTATATATAATCACGCCCAATATCTAGATAAACGTCGAAAAATGATGCAATGGTTCGCTGACTACATTGATGAGATATCGACCGCTACGACTACCTGAAAGAGAAGCAGGAGATTGTAGAACGGTGAGAAGGGAAGCTACTGTCACTATAGGTCAGAAGCCTGCCCTTAAGATGGGATATCACACCTTGCGGCAACCGTGGTGATTTCCACCCTAGTTGATTAACTCATTGATTTATCCGAGGCCGTCACTTTGACCACCCGAGACATCTCTTCCGTAAATTCGTCTTTATTTCAACTGTTGGGAAAATCCCAATGGTTACTTTATGTGCTGGACAAAAGGAATAAATGCATTGTATTTCAATGTGTTAATTGTGCGCAAGGGGTTGGGCAAGCAGACGCCAAATCTGTCGTCTGATTAAATATCAATGAGTTATCGTCAAAATGGGCATTCTCACTTAAATGGGCTTTCAAATCCCAATTGGCGCGATCAGCCAAAAATTTGTCCGATTGGAACTGAGCCAAAGTGAGGACCTCGGATAAATCAAGGGGTTAGGTTAAAGGGGGGTGTTTCCTTTATGAAAAGGCGGTGTCTGAGCGGGTTAGTTATTATCCATGGCTATATACAGTAAAATCTCTATCCAGCCATACAATGAAGAAAGTAGAATCACGCCTATAAAGCAGCGTTTGCAATAAACATAGGGGCAGTATCAGTAAATGGAGGAAGTTATCCAGGATCTTTCCAATTTCAGCAGATAGAAACTACTCCGAAAGAAAGTAACCCTGTGAGGCTGGTGTCTGCTCCACACCAAGAATCAAATAAGCTAGTAGCCTTTACCAGTTATGGGTGGTATGACAATGATATTCAGACAGGCGTAGTGCGAGGTGGTGGCACTGATACTTTGGGATATGCTGTAGACATTAATTCTCGGCGAGCATTTACAGTGACTAAATGGGGACTAACTGTAAATCCAGATTTCCAATGGGGAGGTATAAGTATGCTTCGACCTAGTGGAACATTCTGGAGAATAGAGGGAATACCTGATGAGTCCGCAAGTCTACTTAATTTCATAGACAGAAACAACGATGGTTCAAATAGAAGTGTCCAAACCCTGCCAAACCCACCTACTTCAGTAGGTGGTAGTTAAGTTTCTGTTTCTAACAATAGAACAAAAAGCCTAATCAGTAACGAACAATTGGCTTTAATTGCCTGTAAAATTGCTGAACACTATCCTACGGCTAAATTCATCATCTCTGCATTACCAAATGACATTCATTTGGCTGAAAATTTAACTTTACGCATTAGTAAAAATAGTCAGATTGTAATATCTAATTCACTTAATGAATTTTTAATTTTATTGAATAATATGACATTAATTGTCGTAGGTGATGGTGGTATCTGTCATTTAGCTGCGGCATTACAGAAAAAAATTGTTGCTCTGTATGGTATAACAAAACCTGAAAATTGGGCACCACTTGCAACGGAAGAGATATGTATTACCTTATACGATCCAGAGGATGTCAATAATATTAATTTGGATAAAGTTAATAATGCTATTTTTTCCTTACTGGAAAAGTAG